TGTCTTGGAATTGTGGTACAAAATGAAATAAAAAAACTAAACTGAACACCACAACTAACCATTCATCTTTAAAAGAATTTTCTTGTTGTCTTATTTGTTCTACTGATACTGTTTTAACAGCTTCTATTTCTTTAGCTTTTATGATCTTATCTTTTTCTAATTTATGCTGAATTGCACCAATAGTTTTATTAGCGATTATCTTTGTTAGTGGGTTTGATAATAATTTAAGCCAGATCATAAATAAGTATTAGCAGTTAAAATAATTAATGCTGACCAATATACCACAAGGAAAGAATAAATTAAATATAGGAATTTCATTAACCCCTAATATTCCTTATTTTTTATTTTTCAATAATTCTTTTGCTAATTCGCAATAATGGATAATCTTATTCCATTTCTCTACTGGGTCTTCTCCAGCTTTATTTCGGAGTGCGTATTTTATTATATTACCCTGTATGAAATCAAGATTATTTTGGACGATAAACTCGATTGGCTGTATCTTATACTGCTTATAATGATTGCCACCTATTTGCTTATCAATGGCTCTCTGCGTGGCTGTATGGGGCTTTAAAGTAGCTTTCCTATCCATTTTCCAGATTTATCTTTAATAAAAGGCTCAATTATTGGAAGTCCATTTTTAATAACAGAACAACCAATGAGTGGTCTAGCTTTTTGAACTTTGTTATATCTAAAGGCAAGGGATTTATTATCTATCATGCAACCCACCTGTAAGCCATAATACAAGCCTAAACTGTTGCCATACCATCTACAACCCATTGAACTGTGATAATGTCCTTGTACACAACTCATTCCCATGCTTTGTGCTAATTTTAATACATCTGCTGTTTTACCATGACAGAAATAAACTTTACCAAGTGGAGTATCTATTGTTAGATCGTCATGCCATTTCCAACCTTTACCAACTTGTAAAAATTCATTGTAATTTCTTAAATATGCTTTTGGTATTCCATGCTTTAATGCTTTTCTATAAACTAAACTTCCGTGATTAGAGTCCATCAAATCCATTTGTGGAAATATTTTTTCTAATTCATGTATAGTAGGTAAAGACATTTTTAATTCATCTCCAGCACTAGGTAAGTCAGGGTCACTATCGTGAAATGATAATGCGTGTTTATCTAATTCGTCTCCAATATGTATGACTTTATCAAATGAATATTTTTTTTTTAACAGTTTCAAATAAGGTATTAATTCAGGTACATGGTAGGGTATATGTGTATCGCTGATAATCAGAACTGACTTATAAATCATACAAGTATGTGTTGTATATTATTTTGATAAAAAGTAAAGCACTTGGGCTATAAACAATAAAGCTACTGCACCTACACCATACATAATTAAATTTGTTAGGCTATCAAACTTGTTATCTAATTTTTCATTTATCTTCTCAATGTCCTCGTGCATATGAGCAAGATGGTTATTTTTAATTGTTGAAATATCTTTTTTTAATCCTGTTACATGACCATACAACGATACGATATGTTCGCCAGTTGTTCTAGGTCTCTTAGCCATTAGCTTTGAATCACTTTCTCTAGGATTAATTCAAATCCACCAGATATAGAACTTGTTGCTGAAGATTTTGCTCTCATTTCAATATCTGTTTTAGCTGGTATTATTTCTGGTACATGAAAGTTTTTTTCAGTAAATCCACCTCTTGTAGTTACAAATGATCTAGTATTCCAAGAGTTTCCATTATCAAGTTCTTTAATTCTAAATTTAATTTCATTTTCTAAATCTTTTGAACTACCTACATCTAATTGAACTAAATAAGCCTGAAAAAATCTTGGAACTGTATAAACAGCCATTAATGTTTGACCATATGTTGGCTGAATTTGTGCTACAGTTGTTGATGATACAGTTATTGTAATTGTACCAACATTTGTATCTCCTGTATTAGCATTAATCATTCTTGCTCTGAATACTCTTATAAAAGAAGTTGTTGATGCAGAACCACCTATTGTGATTGTTTCTGTTGCTAGATCGTAATTAGAATCTAATCCTACAATTTCTACTGTTCCATTATTATCTGAGCCTGTATCAGATGAAGTTGCAGTTGCAGTACTAGGAGAAGTTATAAAAGTATAATCTCCCCCACCGTCCCAGATTGTTTCAAATGATGTTCCTACTGAACCGTTATATCCAAATTTTTGTATGGCTTGGAAATTATTTACATCTCCTCTTTGTACGGATAAGCCAAATGGTATATTATAAACATCACTAATCATTTTTTCTTTCTCGGTTTATATTTTTTAATAGCTTTAGAAATAAAGATGTTCTTATAAAGACTTACTTTCTTACCAAACTTTTTATCAGCTTGTCTTTTAGCTGATTTATATGCTTTTCCTTTTTTATTAAAAGGTTTTGGTTTTCCTAAACTCTTAGGTCTAGCTTTAGCATATATTGGTTTAGTTTTCATTACTTTTTCTTCTTCTTTTTTTTCTTCTTCTTTTTGTATTTAAACTTGTTTATCATTTCTGATAAAGTTGCTGTAGTAGTAAATCCACTCATTATTTTTTCTTCTTTTTCTTATTCATCATTTTAGCTTTTTTTGGTGGTCTTCCTTTTTTACTTCCATAAGTTCCTTTTCCCATTGGCATAATCGTTCTCCTATTTGTTTGCGTTTTTCATTAAACTGGCCAAAGCATTACATCTTTTTGGTGTTTGCTTGTACCAATTACTGTTTATCATTTCTGCACTAGCTTTTTCAAGATTTTTTTCTCTTAGTGCTTCCCACATTTTTTTGAATTTAGATACTTTAGGTTTTCCTAATTGGAAACACATCTCAACAATAACACCAAAAACTATATGATTGTAATCTATTCCTCTTAATAATTCTCTAGCTGAATCTACTGCTATTTTAAAATCATTATCAAAAACTTCTTCAAGAGTTTCTTTGTCATAAGCAACACCCTCAACAAAGTTATCGGAATCCAATACCAAATGACCATAGCCAATAGTACGAAAACCCAAGCTATCGGAATACACAGTATCCCTAAACCCCTCATGTTCTTTAATTCGTTGTTTAATTTCTTCCATATATTATTCTTCCAATGTTTAAGAATGTTTATTAGTTTTATCATTCATTATCTTGCAGTAGTTGGTATTCCTGTAGATGTAACAAAAGGATTTTCAGCAAAAGCCATGTAAATCATTACATCTGATGCGTAATTAGTATCTCCAACTTGTCTTAATTTAAAACCATTACTTAAAATATCTAGTCTGTCAGAAGATACATCTGCGTCACTTGTGTTTGCTCTTAATAATAAATTTGCAACATTATTAGGAGTTCTTTTATTATCATACATTTCCCAACCTGTGCTTCCTGTAGTTATATTTTTAATTATAAGAAATGCAGGTTTAAAACCACAATAGATAAATGGGCCATTTGAACTATTATTAGAAGTGTAACTGCCAAACTTACTAAATCCTTTTTTCTCTGCGAAGCAATAGGCAATAAAATTATCTGTTGTATTAGTATCTCCACCTGTTCCAACTGAAAATACAGTAGAAGTAGGTGCTGTATTATTCCAAGCACCACTATCAGTAGCTTCAGCATTAGCAGTTTGTAATTCTAATTTTTTAGTAGCACCTAAACTTTTATGATAAACTATCCAACCCCTACCTGTACTATCTCTACTTTTTACTATAATCATTGATGGTGCAACTCCAAGAGAATGTCCAATCGTTGCTGAAGTTCCCACTCCTGTTCCTGTATAAGAAACAATACTAAATCCACTTGTTGTATTAGCTGAAACTGTGCTTGTGATACTTCCATCTGTGTTTGATGCAGTTGTGTTTGAGGCTAACCAGTTCCATGATGCAAATGTTTTAGCACTTCCATTACTTCCAGCATCTGAGCCTACAGTAAATCCATCACTATCAAATGAAGTAACACCTGATAAAGTTTGTTCAGCATCTGTTGCTTCTGATGTTAAAAGTTTTGTTGCACCTCTTACTACATCAAAGAGTTGATGTGAATAAGCATGATTTCTAGCTTTTAACCACACCCAATCAGGTTGAAATCCAACTCCAGTTATAGATTGTGTTGAACCATTCCCTGTATAAAGAACAGTATTAAAATATAAATCTGGTCGGTCAATTTCTGTAAAAGCCATTATACTGATCTCCTATCCCAATATGCTTGTGTTAATTTAGACATCTTTAAACTATATGCTTTCGTTAAATAAGTTTTATCTCTACCAAGTTTATATCCTATATTTAAGTAATTTTGTAGTTCATCTTTTTTAATTCTTTTAGATTCTAAATTGTTATTAACCCAAATTGAGCCTTTTCTCATTTTAGATAATTTTAATTTAGTTTCTTTTGATGCTTTTTTACCTAAATTATATTTATTGCCTTTATGAAATTGTCCTATTTTTAATTTCATTTGTTTTGTAAATTCTTTTCTAGATAAAATTCTTTTTAAGATATGTTCTTTAGATTGTTTTATTCCTAAATGTGATTTTCTTAAATTTTCAATATGTTCAGGAGAGAACTTTAATTCTGATCTTAATTTCTGTGCTATTCTTGAATTAATCTTATAATTTCTGCCATCTTTTTTATAATAGCACATACATTTAAAAGCATATAACATACTTCTCTTTGCTTGACCAGTTGTGAATTTGCATAACAACATATGTACCATAAAATGTTCTCTTGCTGTTAGAATAGCTAAATTGTCTTTTGTATTTTTTCCACCCATACATCTTGGAACAATGTGGTGCTTTTCTTTATAACCAGTCAATAATCTATTTTTAGATTTATTAATTATATTGTAATACCAAGTGCTATATTTATTATTAAGAAACATATTATTACCCGTATTGTGAGAGGTTCGTTGTGCAGAGGGAAAAAAAACCTGATGGTACAGAATATTCAAATTGTCCAAAACCGTTACCATCACTATTTCCTGATGCGATTGTGAATGGTGGGTTGCCAAAATTTGCACTCCAAGTTGAGATGTAATTACTTACTCCTAAATAATAAGTTCCACTAGGAATACTAGAAAATGCTGGATTAGTTCCAGCAGATGGATTAGCACTACCTAACCAAGTTCCATTTTTACCAAAATATGCTTTACCATTATCTAAATCTAAAGCTAAAGACATAATATCTCCTGTTGTATATCCTGTTAATGAACCTTCACTTGCATTGTTTCTGTATAGTGTTCCATCATGGTGTAAGCCATAACCTTGTGATGTTTGTGCAACCCAAAAATTATTTGTTCTTGCTTGTGATGTTTCTTGAAATCCTATTGTTGGGTAATTGGTTTTACTTTCCATTTTAGCTTCAAAATACCATTTACCAGAAGAAGGTGCTATTGAAGCTGGAGATAACTCAAATCCACTACCACTACCAGCAACCTTTAAATTTCCTTCTGAATATGTTTGTGTATCGAATCTAACTCCAAAGTTAGAAATTAGTGTAGCAAAATTATTAGTAGGTGTATCTGTTGTTTGGTCTATGCTAGTTAAATTATTTACAGTAAAGTTATTTCCATTTCCTGATACATCTGCACCTAGACTACCAGAGTTTTCAAAGTCTAAATAGAATCCATTTGTGCCAAAGGTTAAACCAGATACATCTATTGGTTTCCATATTCCTGTGTCTTCGTCAAATTCTCCAAATGATGTTGGGTCTAGTTGTTGTCCATCAATAAAAACTGTTTCTGCAAGATAACCATTATAATAATATCCAGTAGAATTATCTCTTGCTATATAATGAGTAGCTACTTTATTAACTTCTGTATTATAATTTTGTGATGGATAAGTTGCTGTGGTAAATGATGTAACTTGCGAACCATTAATATATAATTTTACTCTATTACTTGCTGTCGCTTGTGTGGTATCAACTGCAACTACAACATGATAAAAAGCAGATACATCTCTAAAAGATGCAGTTGTTAAAAGTTCTATTGTTTGTGATGCAGATGTTTTAGCATCAATTTTAAATTTAGATGAATTACCAGAATTATGTCTAAATATCCATAATCTATTATCTCCATTTGCACCAGTTGAAAATAAAGAATTGATATTATTATCGTCAGAAATTTTAAACCAAGTTGAAAAAGTCCATATTTGTTGATTGCCAGAACCAAAAGTTCTATTTAAATAATCAGAACTACCATCATCAAATCTTAATGAGTTATCTACTTCATATCCACCAGCAGATATTGAATTACTTGGAAGTATTAAAGGCATTATATTACCTCTTTAGGAAATTCGCCAATCGGTCTTGTCATTACAGGATTTTGTTCTGTTCCTGTGTTTGTATATTCGTATAAAGATTTTAGTTCATCA